AGTTATCTTATGAGCACCAGCATCCCAGTCAGCAGTTAATGGAACTGCGCCATCCTGGTGAATTGCATACGGGTCTATTAATGGAAATATCTGCATAAGTTACTTCCTTTTACTTTCCTGCAATAGTTTTTAAAATATGTAACCTGTAAATTCTCATTGGTGCTTCTAAAAATTTAGCTTGTTGTTTTTTACCACGTGAATGATAAAAATCATGTCCCTTTTTCCCATCCTTTTTTCTCTTTGCTCGTCCTTTTATTTTATCAGCATACTTTATATTAAATGCTTCACCATGTACTGCATCTAAATTCTCGTGTACATATATTGCATAATTTGCTGTATAACCTACAAACACACTTGTGTTATAACCTGTTCCTGCCACTCTTAAAAATGCTGACTCTTTTAAATTACCAATATCAACAGGCACAAGCTGCATTGATTTTCTTTGTAAAAATGCACCAGCAACAACTAAATTTTTAGCAACATCAGCCGCAACAATAGTTTTGCTTGCTCTCATATTGCTGATTACTTTTTTAGTGCCTTTTACTTGTATAGAAAACATTATAGATAACAAGTCCTTAAAAACTCAGTTGCTCTTAAATTTGGTATTTTATCAAATCCTTCTACTTTATTTGCACCATCATTATTAAATGGATTATCTTCATCAGTACCGCTATCAATAGTACCCAACATTAATACACAACCTTTAGCAATATCTATACCAACATAAACAACAGATTTACTTATTTGTTTTTCATCATTACTATTTAAAAATTCATCTGATTTATCTTCCCACCTACAACTAATCTCAACAGGTGCTTCAAATTGCAAACGTCCATACGCATCTTTAGTCATAGAACTAAGTGCCCAATATACACACGTTTGTTTTCGCATTTTAGTTATTATACTCATTCTTATTTACCTGCTACCAATAATGCTTTTACATCTGCTTTAATTTCTTTCAAATCATCTTGTATATGCGTATTTATTGCCACACATACATCTGTAGGCACAAACTCTTTTTTATCAGCATGTATATTACTATTTTGATGATGTGTGTTTATGGCTTTATAAACATCAGCAAGTTTATTATTAGTGTCATTTGCAACTTTATACGTCCAGGCATACACGCCTATTACTGATATAATCAATATACTAATCAAGCCATTCAAAATTATAATGTTATCCATAGTTTTCCCTTACTAAAATAAATATTAATCAATGTTAAATTATTCATCAGTAACTTCAGTTTCCTCTTTACCTAACCATGTGAAAATATCTGATGTCTTTTTACCTTTTTTCATACGTTCATTTAATGCAGCTAATCCACCTGCCGTATCTAACAACATTGCAGTTTGTCCATAATGTGAAGTACTAATACCTAAATCTATTTTAGATTGAAATTTTTCACTAACTGGACCAGCTTTTTCTGATATTGTTCTTGGGTCATAATTTGTATAAAAATGTGCTGCTAAATTTCTTTCAATTAATTCTAACCTTGCCACACTATAACTTGCACCACTACAACACTCTGTTACTAACTCATTTGCTGCTGTAATAAAAACCGTTAAATCAAAAGCAGTTTCAACAATAATGATTTCTTTAACATTATCACTTGTTGTTCTAACAGCCATTATTTATTACCTTTATTATCATTTATTTCAGGTTCAGTTACATTTACAACTGCTTTTTTACTTTTTTTCTTCTTAACAGCTTCATCAAACTTATTCACAGCAGCTAAGGCATCTTGTCGTGCTTGATTTATTTCTTCAATAGTAATAACTTCACCTTGCTTTACTTTCTTAGCTAAGGTAGCTATCTGAGCGGTTACACCTATACCCTCACTAATCATACTCATTAATAAGATTATTTGTGATGATGCCATATTAACTCCCTTCACTTTGTATTTTAATCATCATAAGTTTATTTAAACCACTATTAAATTGCTCTATAATGTAAAGACTACTTTTATTCTGTAAAATACATTGATGCCAATCATTAAGATAACCTTGTGTAAGGTGTATTATTATTGATATGTTATCAAATTCACTATCTGATATTTTTCCATCCTCAACCAAAATAGTAATACTGTTAACAACAGCAGTAAAAGTTTTTTGTGCTGCAATATATTCTGCTTTAGGGTCTTGTTGTATTATCGAAAAATTATCACAACCAATAAAATTTACACAAAGACAACTAATTAACATGTACATAAAATATAATCTTATGGTTTTCATATTAACTCCCTTCTTTTGTATTTATCCCTTGAGTAAAATCCAAACCAAACAAGGCACAAATCTTTTTCAATGTCACTCCAATTTTACCAACAACAATATCATCTTTCGGAGTAGGTGTTAGTGTTACAAATATACGTGCTGCTGAATATAGAAAACCTATAACAGCGAACACTGTAACATAATTAGCTTTAATCCAATCTAACATTTTAATGCTCCTTCCTTTTTCCAAAACTTTTTAAGAGTGATTTTAGGGAAATAATCTAAAGCACTATTATCAGTAACATTGATTATTTCCCTATCACTAAACTTCTTTTGCCAATCTTTATACACGTGTCTAAATTCTTTATTCATACGTGTACAAATTTCTGCATTAACTTTATCCAATCCTTTATCATGCCAATTATTTTTATTATCAACTGATAACTTCATATCAAAACCTAATAAAAACACCCTTTTAGCACCAAGAATTAAAGCAAGATTAATAGCAGAAGCACCTGTGTTTGTATTCCAACCTAAAGCATTATAATGTAGCCCTATTATTGCTCTGGGTATTGTCCATAACCAGGGTAAATCTGTGCGTTGTAAGGCTGGAACATTCGTAACAACTATGCCATTAAACTTAACTAAATCTTTCTTATATGCTTTGAGAAATTTCTCATCACCAAAAATACATATATTCGTAATATCTGCACCTAAAGTAAAAGCAGCATTACAACCTATAGTATTTTTGTTTTTAAGTAAATCCCAATCAAAAGATTTAAGTGATGTTCCACCACCTATGATATATACATCACTATCAATCCAAGTACTTGGTATAGTTGTCCATTTAGGCATATAGATTTATACCTTTTAAAGTTGTTTCAAAAATGAATTAACTTTATTACCTGCTAAACCTTTATTATTCAAAGGTTCGCCATCAGTTTCATCTATCACCATATACTTTTTATTCTTATAATAAACTTTGCAATGCTTTTTCTCAGCTTCCGAGAATTTAGCAGTTACATCTTTGCCATATTGTGCAAAATCAAATTCCTCTTCCTCTTCTTCAACTTCCTCTTCTTCAATTTCTTCATCTTCAACTTCATCAACTTTAGATTTAGATTTAGGGGATTTAGAGGATGCCTTTTTTACATCCTCTATACCCTTTAAACTATCCTCAGCACCCGGCAAAGTAGGTGAAGTCTTTTGTTCATCTATAAGGACAACAGTTTCTTTCTTAATAAACTTATTTCTAAAAATTTTAGATAAGTCAATATCAGATTCAACTATTTGTCCTTTTGTATAAACTCTACTACCTTCTTTATGTGTTCCACTTTTAACTTCAAATAACATTATATTATCCTTTCCAATTTAATTGCATTTCTAAATACAAACTAAACACTGCCATTTAATGTTTAATCTAATTAAACAGTAGAACCATGAACTATACCCGTGTTATCATTCTGGTCAGTCCTCAACTGCGGTACAAGTATTGCCAGAACTTTAAAGTTCTGAAGCATTCCACCCTGAGTTTCCCATTGTACTGTAGTTATTTCCATACCTACAACTTCACGAATAACATCTGAAGTCATTTGTACCAGTACCATATCGAAACCAGTCATATAATCCAAAGTTCTAACATCTTCAATACCATTAACCTTTTTAAGTCTATCACGTAAAGTAACACCAGGGTAACTTGAAGAATAATCTTTATCAATATAAGCATCCCAGTTTGTTGATACATACAACATCCACGGACCATAATAATAAGCATCCTGTGAATCCTGTCTCATAAGCATTAACTCATTAAGAGTAGTAACGGGTGTCCAACCACTTGCAGTAGGTGATGTTATTGTACGTGTAATTCTGTTATCGTAACTTGTTATACCCTGCACAGTATAACCAGCATAAGCATAATCATTTGCAACACCAATAGCCATCCTTTCTGCTTGCTCTGCAACCTTACGTGCCGCCAACTCAGCTGTCGTAGTGTCAAGTGCCGAACCACCATTTCTGCTCGTCATTATCTGTCTTGCAGAAAAGTTAAAATCTTTATGTATAATTGGCAAAGGCAAACCAGCCAGGTCAAAAATCGGCCTATCATTTGCACCCTGTCTTATTCCATCCATACTTAAAGAAGCATCACCGATGTCACCAACATTTTCACTTTCCAAAACCGTTTTTCCCATACCATTTGGAATATTAAAAGAAAGTCC